CCACCGAGATCTACACTAGATCGCTCGTCGGCAGCGTCAGATGTGTATAAGAGACAGCATCATGAGAGCTGGTGCCAAAATTAGTAAGCTCTTCAAACATACTAGTAAAATTACGGTACCTATTAAATACAATTTTACGATCTTCAAACATTCCCATAATTCCACGGAAACGTGCAAGTTTATCTGCACGGAAGCCTTTGACGGGATGCCAAATAAGGTTATAAAGATTCTCTTCATTCAAGCAGACACGCTTGAAGTCTGCTTCCAATGATGCCTGATACTGAACAGCTTCTGACCAAATATCACATGTGTTGTATGTAGGAAACCACAAGCCATCAGATTGTTTACCAATGATCGACCAGTCGTTTAATAACTCTTTCATGGCATCTAGTTTTTCTAGATTACCCATGACACGAATCCTGCGGTAATCAATAATATGAATCTTGTCTCCAATGCGTCCGCCCAGGACCATAACTGTATAGTCATTCTTTTCTTTAATTCCAGCTGATAGGTCAACACCAATACCAAGACAATCAAACTCAGTTGCAATCTCTGCTTTAACCAGTAGTTCAGGTGCAAGGGATAGTTCGCTTTGCCTGACGATTTGATTCATGTACTGGAAAGAGAAAGCAATAGGAGCTTGTCGTTTCTTTTCTTTTAGATATTCCAGTGACCACATCTCTGGCCAATACGATTCCTCTTCTCCTGTCTTTTCATTATTTAAAATTGCAGATAACACGATCTGCATCCAGTTATTTTGAGAAGAAAAGGTTGTTGCATGAATATCGTCATGTCGGAATCTAGTACCAAGACAGATTGCCCTAGCACCTTCAAACATCGTTGGTGCAATAACTGCATTCCAGTTATCTTGCATCATTTTACGAATATCAGGGTTACCGATATCAGCTGCTGATTTCACAGGGTCATCAATCACTACCAAATGAGAACGCTTGGAGGTAACGGAACCTTTAAGACCAGCTGCACATAAAGTAAATTGTTCTTCACCTGTTGTATCAATGCCTGCAAACTTATGATCAATCGACCAGTACTCATTAGATGTTACGTTCTTCAGTAATTTAACCTTAGGGAAAACATTTTGGTACCGTTTAGATTCAATGATACGTTTAATCGTAGCTGACTTTGAACGTGCAATATCAACCGTATAGCTTAGGTATAGGATCTGTAGGGGCTTACGAGCGGTTGTATGTATACCAATGGCCCAGGCAGTATAAAGACCTAATACAGTGGACTTAGCTGAGCCCCGTGGCCCTAGTAAATCAATATTTGGTCCAGCAATCCTAGTCAAGCAGGAACTATCTTCTCCTGTAACCAATTGCTTATGCCATTCTTTATGATGTCTTGCAGGTGGCTTATCCGCTACATACTCACAGAAAAACCCAAAGTCCTCTCTTGCTCTTTCAAAGATATCATCTTGATCTGTCTTACGGAGACGATGATTTGCAGCAGCAGCTTTTGCATTACGCCTATAAGCAAGATGAAGATGTGAAGGCACAATATGTTTTCAGTACTACTTAAATGGTACTCTACTTTTTGCCTTTATGTTTCTTAGCTGCTCTAGAAGCTTTTAATCCTTTATTAGCAAGCTCTTCAGCTTCAATACCTTGAGTTGATGCTAATTTCTTTTTGTAATAAGCAAGAAGTTCAGGCAGTACCTTTGGGTTATCCATTAGTCCTATTCTGTACTTGATTCAATAAATTTTGAAAGATTTCAGGATCACCAGTACCTTCCATTTGTTGTGGCATAGGCTGTCCAGTTAGCTGGCGATTCCGCTCAATATCTAAAAGAAGAGATTGAATATCTTTTTTATCAAAGACACTTGGTTGTTGATTTCGATTGTCTGGTTCCATATAACCAATTAATCTTCAAATTGAATTCTAGCCCAGACAGACATTGCAGCTTCTTGTAAAGGCCCTTCAATTGGATCGTCTTTAAATACAGAATTAAGTTCACGTATAGCTCGGTCTGCTCCCGCCAGGAGAAGACCTTTCCTATCTTTGGAAGAAACAAAAGCATCTACTTGTGCAATTGTTCCACGGATTTCTTTTTGCATCTGTGCAATACGTGCTACACCAGCATCACGCTTAACGGCATAGTTTTCAATATCTAAACGTAACTTACGTACGTCTTCCTGCATCTGTTCGATTTCATACAGCAGGACTTTTAAATGATCAGGCTTTGGATAAACCTCTGCCACCCAATCATCTACACAAATAATACTGCCATCATAACCAAGGAACTTGGCATAGATATAAACCTGAATAGGCGAAAAGGTATCTTCTGCAAATGCAGTAAAAGATTCCCTAGAAGCACTATCTAAATTATCAAGCCAAATGGTAAAAGACTTGATATTAATATCAGAATCTGTAGGCTTTCTGGGATTGCTTGTAATCTCGTTCTTCGTCTTTTTCAGAGAATTTCTGCTGTTGGCGATTGGTAGTTCGTTGCTCTGATCCACCTTTTCCAATTGTTTCTCGCTCTTCATCTCCTGCCTTCTCCATTTTACCTAAAGAAAAATCATAAGCAATTTGCGCTGCTTTTTTATATTTGTCAACATCAAACCAATCGTCATTTTCGTAAGTTTCGTCAACATCATCAGGAGGTGATGTCGTACTTACTTGTCCAGGATCAGCCATGATCTTTCTTTAAGTAAAAAAAGCTGTATCAGAAGTTGCTCATCATCGAAGCCATGCCCTGGCTGTAGATGTCACGACGACCTTCGACAGACTTCTGGCGTTGCTGACGCTTCTTAGAACCTTCTAGCCTGTCAAGCAGCTGTTGGAATTCAGCTAAGTTAACGCTAGCATCACCTGTGTAATCGCCGCCATCAGAACCAGCCATTTGTTTAGTTGCAATTTATTCTTTAATTATACTATGAAGTAAACTTTTAAGACCAGAAGCCAGACATCAATGAACCAAGTATCTGCGCCTCTTTATTGCGATTAGCAACATCACGTGATGTCGCTCCTGCAATACGAGTATTCTCTAAGCCATACTGTCCTGTTAGATCAGTGTTGGCTAGCTGGTATTCACCTCTTACTGCTTCAGCTTCTTTTGCACCTGCATTGACAATATCCTGTAGTTGCAAACTAAAATCACCTTGAATAGTTGCTACTTCTCTTGCTTTAGTTCGGTCTACATCGGCTACATATTTATTAGTACGTTCAGACGCATCAGAACTATAAATGCTTGCATCTTTTGCTGCATCAGCCCCATACATTTGATACTTTGCTGTACTATCAGCGGCATACATATTTGCGCTATTTACTAGACGTTGAATATTGGCTTGTACGTTACCAGCTGCTGCAATACGATCTAATGCAAATTGCTGGTCACGTTGTGCGTTAGATTCAGCAATCTCTGCACCAGATGCACCACCGCGATTAGCTACTACACTTTTACCAAAGTCAAGGGAGCCGCCTCTAAGCTCGTCGTACAAACCATCTTGACCTCCAGCTTTATTGCCAGCGGCTAACTTACCAGGATTAGCATCTAAAAAATCTAAAATATCTTGGTTGCTGTAGCCTTGTTGTTTAGCAATTTCAGTATCGTAATGACCAAAGTCAGAGCCTTGGCCATATTGATTTGCGATATCAAATAAAGATTGTCTTGCCATAATTAAACTCCGTTATGCGCTTTGTCGAGCTGCTTTGATACGCTCGTTCATAAGATTTTCCATGCCACGGCCTACATCATACTTACCAGTAAGCTGTCCTCTGCCGTCACGAAGAAGCTGACCGAATTGTGCTTCCATTTGTGTCTGTGGTCCTGTTGCAAACATCTTCTGGCCTCTAGGTGATCTAGCTGCTGCATTAAATGCAAGACGTTGAATCTCCTCAGGTGTATTAGCACCTACAGCTTCTGCTTGCGCTGAGATTTGATCTTCAAAACCCGGAGTAGCAGAATAACCACCAAAGGCTGAATTACTAAAGATAGAAGCTAATTCACGACGTTTACCAGGGTCGTACTGGAAACCTACAATTTTTTTAGCAGCGTCAGAGTCAGTTAGTAATTTAGTTCTATCAAAAGAAGATAAATTATTAAATGCCATATCTAAAGCATCATCTCTACGTAAGCCACCTAAATTACCTGCCTGGTATTCATCAAGAAAAGCACCTGCATCTTTTACACTGCCAAAGGGTGTTGGTAAAGGCTTTGGAACAAACGCCTTAGCCATCCCGCCCATATTTCCTGCACCACCTCCTCCAAAACTACTAAGAGCAGCACTACCGAGGCCACCTGCTGCTGCACCGAGTGGGCCGCCTAAAGCTCCTCCTACAATAGGCAAAGCAGACTTGATAAAGTTACCAAAACTCATTATTTAAGACGTGCCAACTAATATTGTTATTCTAAACTATGCGTATCTATTAACCAAGCATACCAGCCAGCTGTGCCCCCATTGCAGCACCAACATTTGGATTTCTAGTTGAAGATGTGACGTTGTCTACTAGCTGTGGAACAACAGCCATTAAGTTCTCTTGCCTTCCAAGGCGATTTGTATTGAAGCGTTGTCTATCACCCTTCGCAATTCGTTGTAAGTTATAGTCGGTTAATAAACTATTCTGTGCGTTCTCTGCAGCTACTTGAGCTGCCATGTTATTAATGTTTGCTGCTTGGATACCATAATTACCCAACGTATTTGCTATACCTAACGCTTGCCCTGTAACACCATCATCATCACCACCAAAGAGACCGCTAAGGAGACCTTTAAACTTACCGGCTACTCCGCTAGAACCAGCAAAGCCGCCACCTGCATCAACTCCTGTTTGGAAAGAAGGAATCGGAGTTTTCCCTCCATCGAACTTGTATTCCGTAAAAATCTTGTTTAAGTCAAAAGCGCTTGGATTGAAACCGGCTGCTGCTTGTCCAAATTCAAAACCCACAATTTCTCTTTATCTGTTTTAACTATTTTACAAGCAAAAAGTTTTAGGTGAAATACTTTCTGCCATATTGAGCTGCATTGAATGGACCAACTGCATTCTGTGCGTTGTATACAGTACCAGCCATTGCCATATTAGTAACTGCTTTAGGAATATCTTTTAGAAGAGATCCTAGTAACATATTCTTTCTGCCCATTTTATTTGCACGTTCAGCATCTTCACGCAGTGCGGATCTTAATTTTTCTAACCTTTCATCATATTTTGAATCATCGGGCTGTAGTGCTCTGACAAGATCAATGTTAAGTCTGTCCTTATCAGTGAGATTATATCCTTGACCAAAAGTCACACCATTGATAGTAGGTGCAGGCTGTAGGTCACTAGCACCTACTGCACCACTGGGGCCTGTGGCAGGTGCAGCTGTGGTCTGGGTAAGATCTGAATTAGATGCAGTACCTAAATCAAATAAGCTAGCATCCAGTATGGACTGAAAATCAGTTGTGCCGCTTTTAAAAATATCTGCGTACCCAGCAAGGGGTCCCTGTTGTGTATTAAAGTAAGTCATGATCAACCAAAGCTAATGGTAGGGGCTTGCATTACGCTGCCTGCATAAGGATTGTTACTCAACATCGTACGCATAGTTGCACCAGCTTGTGCTTGTGCGCCAGTTGCTAGTCTACCTGCAGTTGCTACTGTACCGAGCATTGCATAGTTACTAGTCTGTGTATTCATCAATGCTTGATTACGAACCATCTCTGCATTTTTCATGCGATTTACTAATGGTTCGTAACGTTTATCATTTTCAAATTGTTTGTCTAAAGAATATCCCATCAAATCTTTATTTGCTGCAACAATAGGTGCTAAAGCAGCAGCTCCATATTTAGCCTCTAATTCTGCCATTAAAGTGTAATCGTCTTCTATTTGTTTCCTGGTTGCTGCGCGACTGGTTTTACCTGCGGGATCTTTGCCTGTGACGCCAGCCTTAACATTTTCAGCTACTTCACCTACTCCTTGTCCTAGTAAACCGGAAAGCAAGCTTCCTCCTAGTTGTACAGCAGCACCTGCTAAAGGATTTTTTTTACCGACTCCTCTTGCAATACGATCAGTCACTAAACCACCACCTACTCCAGTTAATACCTGGGCGGCAGCATCCAGCTGACGGCCTTCACCCAATGCTTCTGAAGCACCTGGAACACTTAACAATGCTCCACCAAGTAAACCAGCACGGTTTACTAATAGCCCACCCATCCCCCTAGCATTTCCTGCATATGCTTGCTGCATCAATGGCGTCATTCTTTGACGAGCTTGTGTTGCTTTAGTCCCCAAATTGGAAACCATGTTCTGAACATTTTGCTGTACAGCTCCTCCAGTTGGATCAGCTGCTGCATTGTATTCAGGGCTGTTTGGATTGTAATAAACCATATCTCACACAATTGTTAATTTGTTGTCTGCTAAATAAATTCTATATCAACTAAACCATAGGAGGAGTAACGCCATACTCTTGTGTTGTAGGTAGATCAGATTGTCCTGCAGAAGCAATCATGGTATTAACAAACTTACCAGCTAAAGCTCCACCTAAAGCACCCGCTGCACCTACTGCTGCAATAGTACGCGCCCGTGGTCTGAGTGCATCAATTCTGTTACCAGTACGTCCGGCTGAACCACTATTTACTTTAACTGCTCTTTCGCCTTTACGGTAAACACTTGTATCCCTAGGAAAGGTACCGGGGATATCAGTAGATGTGTCAACAGATTTTTTAGTACGTCTTTGCTTTGGTCCAATTCCCCCAGGTACTGTTTCTTCTCCTCCTCCTTCCATTCCAAGTGCACCACGAGTTGCTGCTGCTCCGCCAACTAATGCACCTACCGCTTGTAAACCAACAGGAAAACCAACAATACGAGCTTCAGGTTCTCCTTGAAGATTTTCCATTGTTCCTTTTACTATACCAATTCCTAGTGGACCTTTATCGTTATACAAATAATTCATATAGTTTGCATAACGTTCTTTAGTTAAATTAGGAATATCTGCTTTTGCAGTTTCATACTTTAGGGGACGGCCTTGACGGCCTAATACAAAACGATCAACTAACTCAGGTGCAAGCTGTCCTGTTTCACGTCTATCCTCAGAACCTTGTTCAGCATATGATTGAGCAAAACCTTTAGGTCGTCCATACTCTGAAAGATTAGTGGCATCAAAAGTACCAAGTGATGCCCCCACTGGAATTCCTACTGTCGCTAAGCCAACCGCAGCACGTTGTGTAGGTGAGTACGACTGAATACCTTCGCCAACAATTTGTTCTGCTATCTTTTCAGATATAGCCATTGGATGGTTAAATTGCCAATACATCTTACGTGTGGAGTCTGTACCTAGGTCAGTTAATACGCGAGCACCCATTGCACCAGCAAGTTGTACAGGAGTATTTAAACCAATACCTTCTTCTTTTAAACCCCTATAAAAATTTCTAGCACCTTTAGTGATAGGCAATACGGTATGTCCGTAATCTTTATTACCCATCTGTTGGACTGCTTTTCTCCAACCCGTTTTATAAGAAGAACCTAATCCCATTAACCTAACCCCACAATTCTGGCCATGGCCCGTTCATCCATCTGAACTGTTGGACCCTGGTCGTTTTGCATTTGGTCCAACAACGTACCTCTAGAAGGCAGTCCTATGTTCTGCAATAAAGTATCAGGCATATAAACACCCGCTAACTGGTTAGGTGCATCATTAACAACTGCACGTTGTACTGTTTGTTGATCGATCTGTTTTGTTTGTGCACCTTGAGCACCTTGCTCTGCTCCCAGTAACATGCCAACAGGTGCCATAGACGCAACAGAAGCAACAATATTGACTGGCCACTCTAATTTAGACTGCATAGGTTTGGTTACCCTTTTGCCGCCCTTCTCAATTGTCTGTGTACCTAATTCACCAAGTACGTTTGTAACCGGACGGCTACTACGGATCTTACGAAGAAGACCAAGAGAAGCACCAGAAGCTAAGGCATCAGCACCACCATACAAAAGAGCTTCGGTTGGGTTGGCTCCGCCCATTAACATGAACCCTGTATTTACTCCACCACTCGTCAATGCTTCCCCAACAAGAGGGTTTTTAAAAACACCGCCTAACGCACTAAGTAATTTACCTGCTATCTGTGGCTTCGGCATAATGCTATTCCTTATCTACTAAGTCTAAGCTGTTTTATCTTCAATGATTTCATCTTTATTTCCGTCTTCATTCATCACTGGGTCAGGATCCCTCAACAAACGCGCAACAGAATACTTCTCTTCATATTCATTTTCAGCTCTATTTTCTGCAGCCGCCATGATGTATCCTTTAGGATCAGGATTTTTAAGCCTAGGAAAGGGATTTGTAATCCTATCGCCAGGTTTAATTGTTGGACTTACTTGATACAATTTAGCCCACATTGGATTAAATTCGGCTGATTGCGTAAAACGATCTCGTGTATTAGGCCCACCTTCTTCAAAATTATATAGTTCACCACGATTGGAATCAAAACGACCAAGACCAGAAAACAATTCAAAGTTCTGAGGATCATCAGATACAAAATTAAGGCCAGGGTTTTGTACCTGTTTTTTAGCTAGTAATTTATTTCTTAGATCACCGGCATCAAAATGATTTACATCAAACGGAGGCTGGGAAGGCTTAGCTTTAAACGAATCCGCATAGTCAATCTTTGAGTTCTTTTTAAAAACAGAATCAACTTTCTTGATTGAGTCTTCAGGTGTATTCAGGCGAGCATCTCTTGGCATTATTTTTTGTCTTTTTTACTTTTGTTTAATTTTACAAGAGTTCCAC